GTAACTTCAGTAATCTTCCCCTTCGGAAAAAGATAATAAGCATCTACAAGTGTCTTGTAACAGGCATGTTCCTTACCATAACGAAGGGTGTACTCGTCACAGAGGTTCATACCATGCTTGATCAACCAGTAGGCATTATGAATGGATTCCGCTGCCCACTTGGTACATGGATGGTTCCTGAATGCCCCCTTGGCGGTGCTGTAAGGCGTCCCGTCGCCCTTCAGGAGGTCTCCATACCCGTGATACCATTTGGACGCCACGATGGAGAGCATCTGGCAGGACTCAAGAGCCATTTTCGTTACGTGGCGGTCAGGAAGTACAATAGCACTCTCAGCAGGCCAGGGGGAAGTCACAAAGATGTTCATAGTCAGAAGCAATACTTTTGAAGGACGTACTTAACTTTACTAGGCTTATCTTCCATCCAAAAGGCTTCATGCTCAAGTTGTCGCACTCCTTCACCGTTAATTTTAACGGATGAATTTAGATCCTCAAGTCTACGACCACTAAGATTCATAGAAGCTTTGAAAATTCCCAAAGGTTTCATGTATCCAATAAATGATTTGCAAAACTGAGCGATGTGTACGGATTCATGAAGCAAGGTCTCATTAATGTAGTACTTCACATCACCATGATTCTTAATCTTTTGAGTACAAAATGTCAGGGTATTTTGATTACCATCATACTGTCCAAAAATTTGCTGACTCCTACAAATAGGAGCATTTTCAACTACCCGAACTTTTCTAGAAATCATTTGATAGATTTCCTGAGAAGCGGGAGAAAGATAAAGTAAAAATTCCATCAATTAAAAGTTGAGTCGGGTTCCAAAGCAATATAGTAGCATAGATTGTACTTGGCGTTCGTAAACTGTGCCAGTAGTTTTTCTGACACAACCACATCATAGGAGCCAGGAATAATCTTAATGTTTTCCACCTTAAAGTTGAAAACAAACTCTTTGTCAGTTTCCCCAACAACAATTGAGTATTCATTAGAAGTATCATTTTTCTTATCACGAACAACAAGACGAATGACGCCAGCTTCACCGACAGCAGAAAGATCTGGAAGTTGATAAACTGCAGCAGCCTTGACTAGCTTTTCCAGAGTTACGCTGTCAAGCTGAAAACATACATCCTTTGAAGGAAGTTGAATTTCCTTCTCTGGTGGAGAAATAATCACATTTGGATCTGCATAGAAATACTTCACTCTACGCTTTCCTTCACGAATAGTAATGTGCGATTCCTCTTTAAAATCAAGATCTGGATCTTGGTGAAGGCTCAATCCATTCAAAAACTGATTGAGGTCGTAAATTGCAAAGTCCCTAGGAAAATCTTCAGGAATATCAGCCTCAGCAAGAATGTTTTTGGCTACAGAAATTGTGCGAAGGCGAGTTCCTTTCTTCACAAAAATTGAGTTATTAATTCCAGCAAAGTTCTTAAGAAGAGCAAGGGTAGTATCAGATAGTTTCATAATTATCAGCGAAATTCGGAGAGACCATTTTCTTGACGGGAGTAGTGACCATCAAAATGAAGAAGAAGCATAGCATAGTGAATGACTTTCATCAAATCCCGTTTGCTGTGTCCATCCTTATCACCGTAGCGGCTACCATACTTCAGAATATTTGCTTGACAAAATGCTGAAGCCAGTTCCTTTGCTGCCATCAAATCAATTGTCTGAATATCCTGATATTCTTGATCGTGTCCACAATAATGGCTTTTGTAAGTGGAGGTTACATAATCTTCAATATCTTTGAGAATCTTGTCTTCATTATATTTCCAAAGATGATTTGTTTTTTCAGTCATAGTATAATAGATAATAAACAGCAGAAAGGGGGAGGTTGTCCTCCCCTCATTATATCAGAACGGGTCGTTGCTGTCAAATTTGACAGAGAGTGGATCCTCAGACTCGGTTTCAGAAGGCATCTTAAACTCAGCATCAACCTTATCATAAAGTTCAAGGAATGCCTGCTTGGTTTCATCGTCAAAACGATTCACACAAACTTGAATTGCCTTTGCCTTATTCTTAAAGATACTATAAGCACGAATGATATGAACCAAACGACGGGTACTGATGATTTCCTCAATACCACCGTCATAAAACGTTTTCCTAATAACGTCCGCCCAATCAACCAAATTCTTACAGAAAGAACGATCCTCAACGCCAAGGTCAAGAGCAACACCTTCCAGAATTTTCTGCTCAACAGCAACAGAAGGATAATCCTGCTCAAAGGTCACAGGGAAACGCTCAAGGAATGCTTCATTCAGAACATTAGTACCAATAAAGCGACCATCATCAGAACCCTTACCTTTGGTATTGGCAGTGGCAATCACATTAAATCCATCGGCAGGCTTGACAAACCGACCAATCTTCTTCAGGAAGATACCTTTACCTTCCAGAACAGACTGAAGACACAGAATTTTGTTAGAGGCAAGGTCAATCTCATCCAGAAGCAAAACAGCACCACGCTCCAGAGCCTCAATCACAGGACCATTGTGCCAAGCGGTTTCACCATTCACAAGACGAAAACCACCAATCAAGTCATCTTCATCAGTCTCAATCGTGATGTTGACACGAATCAATTCACGCTTGAGTTGAGCACACGCTTGCTCCACAGAGAACGTTTTACCATTACCCGAAAGACCCGTAATAAACGTAGGATAGAAAAGACGGGAAGCAATAATTTTCTTAATATCGTTAAAGTTACCAAACTTGACGAAGGTATCATCTTTATCAGGAATCAGATTTTGTTGAGCTTCAGGAAGAACCGCAACATTGTGATAGGAACGCTCAATCTCTTCCACTCGTTCTTGTGTAACTTCAAGATTCCAACGGCCACGGGAAGTCTTGTAATTATCAAGACGACGAGTAACGGTCTGATAGTTCAGAGAACGAGAGGCGCAAAACCCCCTCACATCTCCAGAAGTGATTTCAGAACCATAAAGTTCTTTGAGAGATTGGATAATTTCGTTGTCGGTCACGGAAATTTTGCGAGGCATAATGTAATTAGGTTGGTTGTTCATGATAACAAGGTTATTATAAGGGTAAAATGGGGAGGCTGGTGTCTCCCCTGTGACAGTTTGAAAATTGGTCAGGCGACCAGTTCAATAAATTCACCAAGAATTTTCTTGTTCATCTTCTTAGCTTTAAAGCTCTTCATGAATGCACCTTTGATTTGACTCTTGGATGCACAGTCAGGAACAGAAAACTCAGAGTCTTGAGAAAGAGAACTTCCAGAAAGACCAAAATAGGTATGATACCCAGAATTCTTAATTGAAAATGCTTTCTCCTTCTTCCAACTATTCATAATTTTAGCATACTCATCAGTATATTGCTCATAGTACCGACGAATGAAGTTTCCAGAATCCCGTGATTCAAGAACACGAATACCAATAAAGTTCATGTCTGGAAACTTATCACAAAGATTCTTCAAAAGAACATCTGTAGATTGCCAAAATTCTACATTCATAGAATATGTGTTTCCAATCTTGCGATCCCGAAGAAACACTCCAGGGCCAGTATGGCAAGTTCCAAGATAAGGTTCGGATTCCCATTTGCGATTGAACTCTTTATGATATGTGAGAGGACAACCTTCACCATCGGTCAAAATAACACACTGAACTTTCTGAAGTTTATTTTCCTTCTGAAACTTAGGAAGAATTTGATGAAGAGAAATAAGTGCTTCATTTAGAGGAGTTCCAGAAAGTGACATTCCATATGGAACTGTATACGACAGATAAGAATGGGTGAATACTTTGGCAATACGAAAGATATTCTTCATTTGGTCATCAAGTGTCTTTGCATTTACCTTACTAGTAAGAAGATTCATCATAGAAAACCATTCAGTCACATAGAAAACACCCTCTCTCTTTCTATAAGCAGATTGACGAAGTTTGGCTTTTCCATCTACATTTGTAGACACGGGATAGTCAGTAGTAAATGCATAAACCTCAAAAGGAATAGACACTTTCTTACAGAACCAAACAAGATTAAAAAGTTGCTTGACCGTATCCATCATCACTTCTCCCATCGAACCAGACCAATCCAGAACAAAGATGAGACCATGATTCTTTCCATCCGCAAGTGTCGTGACTTTCTTGAAAAGATCCTCACTGAACTTGTAGTTGTGCAAACGAGAACAATCCAGAATACCAGTGCGAGCAGTTGAAGCCCGAGCATAAGAATCTGCTGCCTTACGACATTCAAACTCTTTCACAAGATAGTTCACTTCTTTCTGAGCAGAACGCTTAAACTGAAGATATTCTTTATCTACAGTAGTGAAAGGACTATTAGATGAGTGTGTGTAGAGCACATCAGAATTCTTCCAAAACTCTGCACATTTCTGGTGAATTTCATAATTTGGAACGATAACGTGTTTCAAATCAAGTTCAGGAACTTCAACATAAAAGTTCTCAGATTCATTCCTACTCACAAGATCCTTGAGAGCTTCCTCTAGAGACTCCATCGTTTTAACTTCAGGCTCAGTTTCAGGTTCCTTCTCAGAACCTTCAGGCGAATCCTGTTTGTTTTGTGGCTGTTGAGGATTTGAGCGTTCATTAGAACCTTGACCCTGTTCTTGAATTTCAGGTTCTTCTTTAGGAGATTCCGACTCCTTAATTTCAGAATTATTGGGAGGCTGAGTACTACTTCCAGAATCATTACTCTGCTCTTCAGTATCTTCATGACCATCACCAGAAACCATTTGACAGTCTCCAGCTTGATCAGGAACAACAGTTGCAGTTTCTGGAAGTTTACAATACTTATAAAGAGCTTCTGCAGCATCCAAAACTTGAGGGAAAGTATCCGCAGATGCAATCTGATCAATAATCTCTTTCTCTTGAGTGGTAAAATCCAGCCTCAGAAAATTGCCAATTTTGAAGTAAAGATTGGCACGGTCAGCCAAATTAAACTCATTAACATCCTCATCAGCAATAGCGAAGAAATCCTGATCATAAAGCTCCTTGTATCCAGCATAAAAACTTTTAGGAGAACCTGGATACTTCCTTTTACAAAGTTTTTCAATACGGGCGTCTTCTACTATGTTTAGGAATTGTACTGGAATTTTGTATTCTTTAGTCCAATCAATATCCGGTGTCCACAAAGCATGGGAAATTTCATGAAGGACAAGCATAGTATATACATTATCACTTGCCTTTTCCCACATAGGAAGCGTCAATACCCTAGTGTGGACATTAAAACATGCAGTCTCTACCTTTTTATGCTCAATTATGATGTCCTCCATCGAAAGACATTTAGCAAGCATTCCTTTGATTTCAAAATTAACTGTCATACAAGGTGTGTTTTTTAACTCCTATTATCATAGCAGTCCTTAAAAAATTTTTGATGGAGCATCAGACAGTTTTTCAACTGTCACGACTTTCCACCCCCTATGATGTTTGTATTTACCATGAGCAACAGAAATCATCAAACGGGCAGTTAGATTATTTTCCTTACAAAATTTACTCATATTATTTGTAATAAAAATTTGTCCTTCAGGATTTTCAATTGTGTATCTATATTTTATACTTCTATCAGAAAGTTTTTTTAAAGTTTCTGGAGATGCTTTTCTTCCAATATTCCATTTACCATATTTTACATACATTTCACCAGTCATAATTCTCCCACGAACCCAACCATCTCCTGGACATTCTTTACAAAGTTTTTCTTTTATACCATTATTCCACCTTATATTTCCCTTTCTAACTTGACTCAATTTATCTTTATGCTTTTGGGATAAGGGTTTTCCAAGTTTCTTCAATCTCATTTTTTCTTTCGTAATATCACTTATATTTGATGTTCCGTCACCACCATCAGTTCTATTATGGAGAATACCCGTTCCCAAATCTTTTCTACCAAAAACAGCAATCATATACTTTTCGTGATTAAACGCTTCTTCCTCTAAAAGATTTTTCTTCAAAAATAAAATTCTATCTTTTGGGGGAACAGAAATATTAATATGATTTTTACTATATACCCTATCTCTCTGTCCTTTACCAATATAGTAAGGTGTCCTATCTTTACGCAAATAAGCGTAAGTATAAAATCTTCTTGGATTTTTCATCCTACTCCAATACAACGGCATAAGTATTTATAAAGGAAAAGGCACCCGAAAGTGCCCTAACCACCCTAACAGATTGCCGTCGTATTAGGTTCAACTATTTATCATACAAAAAAATGGGGGCCTTGCGACCCCCAGTGTGCCAGTTTAAGAAGTGACATCATCAACTTAAAATTACGCTACATTATTTGTAGAAGATTTTTGCTGTCTTTTAACCATCAGTTTTCCACTCATAATTTTATTTACTGCATCAGGAGGAAGAAATTCTCCTCGACTATGAGGATTAATATATCCAGATTGTCCGCTAGGAGTTGTCATTAATTTCAATTGCCCCGTTCCATAATCTCCAGGTCTATTAGTTACTGGAACATTAGGAAATCCCTCAACAATACTCTGTCTCCAATCTTCACTCATATTTGACATCATTACAAGTGCGGCATCGACATCATCAGCATAACCTTCTGAAATCAGATGATCGAGAATGTAATCAAAGGCATCATATTCTTCAGCTCTAAGTCTAGGATTTTCTAAAGCACTATTAATTGCAGATGACCTTGCATGTGAGGGGCCATACTCGTGAGGACTTTTCATAGCAGCTCTTGTATGCTGTTTAGCCCTTTTCATCATTTCCCGCCTTTGAGATAAGGTAAGTGTTCTAAAACCTTTACCAACAGGACCATGAGGAAGACCTCTTGGTCTTTCTCCTTTTTTCTCATCAAGCTGCTCAACTTCTTCAGTATAAATCTCAGCCATCTCATCCCATGTATATTCACTTAGGTCATATCCTTCATTTACAAGTTCATATACCCAAGATTCAAAATCATTCGGTGTTTCTTCTTGTGGTGTGTAAATGGAAGAATAAGCTTCATACAAATCTACGACTTCTTGATCTCTCATTTTTCTAGCAATTACTTTATTTTATTTATATTTAATAAACACTGTAACTCTTACCTTTCCAATCAAACTCACTTCCCATACCACCTTTCTGTTTTGCTGCCCTATATGCTTTATCAAACTCTTGTGAAGATGATAATTTAGGACCAACTATTCCTTGGCCTACTTTCAATCTTTGAGCAGGTCTTTGGCTAGTACCAACTCTAGTATTATAATCAAACCATTTTTGCCCCTTTTTAACTTGTCCAGGTCTATCTGGAATATTGGGAGCTGCACGTAAGGTTGCATCAGCCGTAGGTCTTGGTGCTGATACAGCAGCAGCTACTCCAAAAGGAGTAAGATTTCTGAGAGCTGCAACAGCAGTTAATGCTTTAACAGCAGACTTTATAGCATCCCTAGGACTTCTAGGATTATTAGTTCTTTCAAGTTCTGGATGTTTGCGATAAGTTTCTGGTGAACCAGTTGACCTTATTGTAGCGCCCGGTCTATATCTATTCGTTGGCAATTGTCCTGGAGAAGGTCTTGGTGATGATGGTGGAGTTGGGCGAGAAGGATTTCTAGGTCTTAAATCAAGTTCTAATTGGCCTGAAGAAGGTCTTGGCGAAGTTGGACGAGGAGATGGTAATCTACTAGAAGGTCCTTGAGTACCCTTAGGAGCTTCTAACTTAGGCATAGGATACATAGGCTTTCCTAATTTGCTAGCATATCTTTGCAGCCCCCCCTTATTAGTAAACATTGATATTTGTTGAGCAAGTGCCTCATTAATAATATTATATCTCCAATCCTCACTCATATTTGACATCATTACAAGTGCGGCATCTACATCATCAGCATAACCTTCTGAAATCAGATGATCGAGAATGTAATCAAAGGCATCATATTCTTCAGCCTGAATATTACCTACTCCGATACTAGCTTCATTATAATTTTCAAAATCTTCAAAAACTTCAGTAGGAGCATAAATTGAAGAATAAGCTTCATATAGACCTATAACTTCTTGATCTCTCATTTTTTTAGCAATTACTTTATTTTATTTATCAAATATTGAAATAATCAGGGTATAATACGGGAAAAGCCCTTCACTTTATCAAATTTAATTACATTTTCAAACTTATCATGTAAGTCTGTCTTATGAGAAATGACAAAAATATTTGCATCCTTAATCACATAACGAATGATTTTCAAAAACTCATCTGTTCCAAATCCATCAAGCGATGAATCAAAGACTTCATCCATAATCAGCAGATTGGTATTGACTGAGTTCTTAACTCTAGCAACTTCTCTCCAGGTAAAGAGTAAAGCCAAGTCAATTCTCATTTTCTCACCTTCACTGAATGAACTATAAGAAAAGTCTTCATGAATAGGAGACTTAATACTTTCATTAAATTCAGAATCTAATTCAAAATTAATATAAAAGTCCATCATCTGAAGATAGCGATTTACCTGCTGATTTATGAACGGAAGATACTTTTTAATGATCTTCGTTTTTACACCATCATCCTTGAGTAAGGAGTAGGCAAAATCATGATAAACAATTTCCTCTTTTTTCTTTGAAATATCTTCAAATGTCTGTTGGAGATTTTCTCTAAATTCTTCTAGTTTCTCATGCTCAGTATTTCTGTTTTTAAGTCGTTCGGTAATAGTTTGAACTTCTGATTCAAGATCTCGTATTTGTCTTTGATTAAGGGAAATGCGAGTATTGTTTTGAGAAATCTCATAATTAAGTTTTGTAATCTCCTTAGATAGAACTGTAAATTGACGCTCTCGTTCTTGTTCGGATTTTATAGTATCTTCAAGTTCTTGAAAACCTTTTTGAAGTTCCTTTGCTTTATTTTGAGCATCCACAATTCTATTTAATCTAAACTCCTCTTCTATTGTTTGAGTACAAGTAGGGCAGACCGTATTTTCATTAAAAAACTTATGTTCTTTTGTAATTGTTAATACTTTCTGAGAGATTTTACCCTTAAGATTATTAAGCTTTACTAACTTATCTGCTGCACCGACAACCTCATCTTGATCTTTAGTATAAGCAAAAATCTGCTCTTCAATCTTTGCATTCTCAGTTATATAAATTCCAACTTCTTTATCTAAATTAGTAATCTTTTCTTGATTGGCTTTTATATTTGCATTTCCACGATTTTCAAGCTCCTCAATAAACTCCTGTTGCATATTGATTTTTTCTTTTAAGTTCTCTTTGATACTTTCAAGAGACTTAACTTTCTCTTTTTGAATTTTTATTTTATCCTTAATGAGAGCATTCATCGCAGAAAAAATACGAATATCCAATAAGTCCTCAATTACTTCACGACGATTTGCGGTCGTAAGTTGCATAAAAGGAACAAAGGCACTACTACCCAAAATTACAATCTGAGTAAAAGACTTATAATTTACCTTTAAAATATTCTCCTCAAGAATTTTTTGATTGGCACGATCATCTGCTTCTTTATGAAGCGGGACACCGTTGACTTCAATATCAAAAATATTCGGCTTAATTCCGCGACGAACAAGATAATCTCTATTGTTAGCAGAGAACTCAATTTCAACCAAACAATCCTTTTCATTTACACTATTCAGTAGTTGTGGTTTCGTAATTTTTCTAAACGGTTTGTTAAAAAGAACAAAAGTAAGTGCATCTAGAACCGTGGATTTTCCTGCACCATTTGTTCCGATGATTAAATTTGTATTGTGCTTTTGAAAATCAATTTCCGTAAAGTGTTGTCCAGTGGAAAGAAAATTCTTCCATTTAATCTTGTGAAATACTAACATTTTTAGGAGGGATTACAATATCATCAGGGGTAATTACAGCATACTTGTAGTTGTGCATCTTGCAAGTTTTGATAGCAAGATCATCATCAACTTCTACAACATCCATTTCTTGTTCTTCTTGATCTTCTAGCATCAAGGCATATCTAAATGCATCATCTTCATCTTCAAAAAGAAACAAGACTTTTTGACCATATTGGTCTTGGACTGCATATGCACCGTCGTCTTTTCTATCTTTCAGAGTGAGAAGAAACATTATTCTACTTCGCAAGCTTGTTTATAAAGATCTTGAAAGATTTCTTTGATAATACTTTTATCAAATTGAAATTCAGATTCGTCAATATAGCGACTTAAAATTGATATAGTATTTTCATCTTCTTCAATTTCAAAATCTTTATTTTCTTGAATTTCAAAATTTTCAATAATCTTAAGTTCTTGAACTTTTGAATTATAAAGTTTATCAATAAACTTTTCAAAATCTTTTGGTTTTGTTTTTTTACGAACAATTACCTTTACAATTTTATTTTCATACTCAGTAGTATCAAATAATTGATAAGGAGTATCCTCATAGTAAATGTTATAGAATAATTTATAAGGATTATTAATTGGAATATGTTCTAGAGTTTCAGTATCAAAAATATGAAATCCTCTTGTATCATTTACATCGGTCCAATACATTTCATAAGGATTACCAAGATAGAAGATAGATCCATTATCAGAACGAGTATGGTAATGACCAGAAAATACCTTCTTGAACTTTGAAAAAATATTTGCATCCAGTCCATGTTCTTCCATTATAAGATTGCGATTAACATAAAAGCCTTGAAGTTCCAAATGACCCATAGCAACTTTCGCCTTTGTCTTTTGAATATGATTTATAGTTTCATCATAATTTTCACTACAAATCCAAGGTATCATCATAATATCTAATCCACCTACAGTGATTGTTTCTGGTGAACTATAAGTCTTGATATTTGGATAATCCTTAAGAAGAAGTTCTGGTGCATTAATTTCAGTAGAATTTCTTAAAAATATATCATGGTTTCCTACAACCATATGAACATCATATTTTCTAAGTGGTTCTAATACAACTTTTCGTGTCCAATCTAATCCCCAAAAATCAATACTTTTGCGATTATCAAAAGCATCGCCCATATGAATAACTGCCTCTACTCCATACTCTTCTAAAGAAGGAAAGAAGATATTATCGTAAAAAAGACGAAAATATTCGTGTAAATTTTTAGAGGCTTTTCTTGCTGACCAGTGCGTATCTGTAATTATAGCTACTTTCATCGGTTATTATTTCTATAAGAAATATTGTCCTTAATTGTATTATAGTCAGAATTATTTCCAGAAAGTAGATTTTCATCAACCATCATAACTTCATCAAATCCAGATCTTTCAATAATCTTAGTCTTAATATCTAATTGCTTTTTCTCTTTCTGAATTCTTCTCAAAAATGCATAGTGAATAATTTGAGTAAAATATGCAAATGGATTGGTTGATTTCTCTGGATCAAAATTATGAATATATTGGACACAATTTTCAATACCATCCGAAATCATATCTTCACGAAACATATAATTCACGAAGTTCGGTTTATATGATAGATGAGTTGCAATCTTTAGAAAACATTCACCAAGATAATTTGGAATGGGTGGTTTTCCTTCCCAGTGCTTTGATCTATCTTCTTTAGTTGGTTTTCTAGAATTTCTATTGAAAAACTCACTTTCAACCTTAGCACGATAAACGACAAGGGCATCCAATAATTCGCGGTTGTTTACATAATGTTCTGGCTTCTTTTTTGGCATGGCATTGGTCTCATCTACGATAACTTTTCTTTATTATAGCACACTTTCAAGGGGCTTGACAAGATGCCAAAATACGAGTAGACTAGGTTTGTTAACGATGAAGATAATAATATAAGTATCTTTAAGACTCTTTAAGACCTTTAAAGATCTTCTCAAGACTTTTACGAGCCTCTTCAACTGAGGAGATATAACCCATCTTTTGAGAAGGCTTTACACGACCTCCAGGATGATATATCTCAACAGAATCATTGTCCTGAAGATAACCCTCATAGACACTGATTAAATGTTTATCTTTACTTTCAGTCATTGTAATAATTTTATCTAACTTAACCATAAAAAGATCCTCAGTAGACATTTCAATCCAAGGTTTAACTTTAAGATACATTCCATTTTGATTTTGAAATGCTTTCATAGTGACAGGATTTTGAAGAATTACAATAGGATCCCCTTCATTCTCATCAACCATGATAGAGGAGAAGATTTCCTCTCCAGATACTAATTTTAAAATACAATAGAATTCTTCACCCATTAGTCTTTAAGCGGTATGTTTACGATGTCATAATTAAAGTTTTCTTCATTATAAATTTTAATTCTTTCAATCAAATGATTTAATGTATAGTTCTTTCTTGATTTATAACTGATATCATCAGCAATGTCATATAGAGTTGCTTTAGTCTTTTGATTTCCTTTTCTTAGAACTCTTCCAATTGATTGAAGATTTCGAACTCTAGATTTACTTGGAGAAGCAAAGATGACATTATGTAGATTTTTGATATTAATTCCCGTTGAAAAGGTTCCGTAAGAAGCAACAATAATTGCATTATTTTCTTTTTCTGTGATTTCTCTTACTTGTTCTCGATCTTCAGTATCAACACCACCATGAACAAAGAATATATGACGGTCTTTGTCTACGCCACTATTTATGAGGTCGTATAAAGGCTGTCCATGACCTTCAACTCTAGAAAATAGAATGAGTGTATTTCCTTTCAGATCTAAAGCAAGATTACGAATGAACTTGTTTCTTCTTTCGTGATTGATAATATACTGAACTTCTTCCTCAAAGTTTTCAAAACGATGAGGTTTATGTTTGAGTAAAAGAATGTTAATATCTAAAGTGGCAACATGACCTTTCTTCATTAATTCGTCAGTGCGAATAATCTTGTAAGAAGGGCCAAATAGACCTTCTAGAACCCACTTATGAGTTTGTGAACCATCCAGTGTGCCAGTAAAACCGAAACGATACTTACAATCAGAAAGTTTTGTCATTATAGATACTAATGACTTGGATTTAAACTGGTGTGCCTCATCTCCAACAACCACATTAAATCTTGAAAAGTATTGACGGGGAAGTTTGTAGATAGACTGC